CTATGACTATGACCCGGTTCGAGTATAAATAATTTGAAATTTTTTGCATATGGTCCCCAATGTATTTATATGGTTAAATTAAGAGAAAACATCGAACAAACACTCCCATTCATATCTGTATTATTATACGGAGAAGAAGAATACGTCGGATTAGTAATTAATCAAGACCAGTATGTCACCAGCTTCTATGATTTGAATTCTATTAAAACTCCCGACGAAAAAACACTGTTTTTAGAACAGGGTGAAATTTGGTGGTGGGAAAGTAACCGCCAAGTTCCTATTAATATTTTTCTTAAGAATGAAGTTCAGCCGTTTAAGTATGCTATAAAGACGTTTAACAGCAAAGATGTTAAAATTTTGCTAGGACCTGTAGTCAATATCTTAAGTCTAAGCATTAAAAGAGTTAAACGTAAATCAGTCCAACTAGTTAGAAAACGTTAACTAAATTCATAACTAATCTGCTCACAGATTAGATTCATCTGAACAGCTACAGCCTGTGCATAGGCCACAGCATGTGACTTCTTAAAGTAGTATTCACCATCCTCGGGCTTTGTCCAAATAGTCGTCATCACTGTCGTCCAGTCCTTCCCGATCAAGTGTCTCTTGGCCGGTCTTATCATAGCCAAAATTGCCGCAAGTTGGAGTATACTCGTCGGTTTCATTTGCCGCAGTATAGCGCCGTGGCCGTTGACATGGAATAGTAAATTGCTGAAATCGTCCTGCTCTAAAAGGTCCCATAGTGGCTCCTGCGTCATTAACTGATTTAGGTGTTCTTCGTTTTTAACACCTTTATAAATGTTTACATTTAAGAAATCAATTTTAAAATATCCACGGTCTTCTGCTGACTTATAGTCAATGTTTGATAACCCAGTAACTGGATTATGCGGAATGTCTGTTACATACACACTGGTATTGTGCGGAACTAATTTATCATCTTCAAGTCTAGTAGCTTGGACATGCGTCAATTGATCCAACGCAAGTTTGCGATCATAAAAGTCTATATCGATATCTGGCATTTTAGTGTATGACATCTGTTTCAAATAACATTAATGGTAAATTGTTTGTAAGGAATTTTGCATAACTATCTGCATCCTCTAAGTTAGAAAAGCCAGTTAACTTGACATAAACTGTGGTGTCTTCTTCGCTGAGAATCACTTCGAGGTCTAAATTTTGTAATGCATCTGTAGATGGAATGGTGCTCATAATTTTGATTCCTGAACAACTTGATTGACTAAATCTATATCGAAATTACGTGACCGAAATTTCTTTTTCCAGAAAATTGGATCAATCATTGCACCAATTGTTTCTAATTGTTCGTCGTTGAATTTATTCAATAGATCTTTGCCGGTTGTGCAATTCAATAATAACCATGGAGATATTTTTCCATCTTTAATATGGAACATGGCTCTGTTAGGATTGGCATAGATAAAGTAATGATTCCACGCAGAATTATTTTCATCGGCCCACGTAGTCATAGTATCAATTGTGCGCTCTAGTGCAGTTTCTATAGGCTCTGTCTTGATTAAATCTATTACAAATTTTTCATACAGTTCTTCTCTACACCAGTGATCAAGTTTTATATTACTGGTTACTACATAATCAATATACTTGTCTGGATATAACGGATTCACGTTGCTGATAAAACTTCCAAATTTTACAAATGCGTTGTAGTAAGGACTTTTAGCAAAGTCGTCGTAACTTTTTAAAATCTTTAACTTTTGAGTTAGAGTATAAAATCTGTTGTATGCAGTATAGCCCATGACTACATGCTTGTCAGTGCGAGCAAGATATCTACGCTTGGACTCACACATATGCACAATCAATGTTTTTTCTTTAGTGAATTTACTACCACAGTGTTCACAAACATAGTCTTGTCGGGCTTTATTATCTAGCAAGTTCAACATATCACTCGTATTTAATCGAATAGTTTTTTAATCTGAGAATCGTCATATCCGAGTCTAACGGCATGCTTTTTCAATTCATTAACTGGTGTTATTTTAGACATCAGTTCTATTTCATCTAGTTTAGCATTGGGGAATGCTTCTAATAAAAACTTTGTCTTTTTATTAGTCCCTTTTTCTTTTTTCTTGAAACCAATCCATTCATGAAAGAAAATATTTTTACTTTCATGACTGCACATACAAATTAACTGCCATAACAACTTTGGATGACTTTGTAAAACATACCAGTGCTTGTTAAAATACTCGTTGACTGCCAATACAAAATGCTCTTGAGTATCTCTATTACTGGTCTTAACACTACTGATATATCTGTTTATGATAAAAAATTCACCCTTGATTCGTTTCCTCTCTTCGTCAGAAACTTCATCCCATAGGTCTCTAGCACCTACGTCAATAGCCGCTAGTTTTTCTTTTAATTCAAGTTTTTCACTCATATGTCATTATACAATCTTTTCTGTAAGCCACAGACTTTTTATATCCCCAACTGGCTAAAATGTTAACGGATTCTTGTCCAGCTTCACCGTATATTTCCGATAGATTCTTATCTTCCATCAGTATAACTGGTTTGAATTTTTTAATTGTTTGCTCTGCGCCCCTAATAATATGGGGCTCGTAACCCTCGCAGTCAATTTTAATAAATCCACAACTGGCAAAATTAAACGAGTCAATAGTTCTAATTACTTCATCGCCGCCGTCAATTGCTGGGTCAACGTGTGTGCCAAAGGAATTTTTTACATACTTCAATGACACATTTTTTTCTTGATCACCTAGACCGCAATCAAAAACCTTAACAGATGTTAGGTTAAACTTTGCAATATTTTGCTCTAAACATGCTCGAACCTTTGAATCCAATTCAAATGCATATACGTTGTTAAATCGTTGATGCAAGTGATGAGACATTATGCCATAATTTGCACCAGCGTCTATGGCACTGTCGAACTCTTTGACAAATTTTAATGCGGCAATCAGTTGATCTTTTTGATAATCGAGAACTCGACTAGTTGTCTTATGGCTCCACTTATTCTGCTTTGCCACAGCCTTCGTCAATGCTTTATCGTTGTCTAAGACAATCCAATCGGATATATTATTTGCCATAACTTAATTTATATATTAGTATAACATTATCCAAGGCCTTTTGTAAAGAGGGATTGGTGGATGCGGCTTTGCGTATGTCGCCCCACATCTTGTCTTCCATAATATGATGACTTAGTGGTCTACCATCACTGGTTCTGTGATCATAATCCCAACCAACTTCTTTACGTGTGCTAGGTTCAGCACCGAACTCTCTTGCATACACTATACCGTCTGCACGTTCGTATATGTATGTTGTTTCTGAATTAAGTTGTCCCATGTTTGTTGAACCCCACAGTTTCTCTTGCAATATCATCGTGGTCGAATTCTGCCCAGTATAATTCAAATGCAATGCAATCTTCAACTGCTTCGAATTGATGATATTCTCCAGGTGCAACTTTGGTATATTGCCCTGCTTCTAACATAGTCTCGTCAACTAAATCATAGTTGTTTTTCCAAACACGAATTATCATTTTTCCAGATTCAACAAAGAATCCGTTCCATTTAAATTTGTGTTTGTGTTTACTACATACACCACCAGCTTTGGCCTCAATGCGATGAAATTCTAAAACACCGTTGGCTTCTAGTAGCTCAGTTTGTCCCCATATTTTACCTTGTTTCATAATATTTTACTCATGTCAATAATTTCGCTTTGTCTACTTACTTCTTTAGTAAAGTAAACACACGGTGGCTTTGGTCCGTCAGTTAACGGCACTGCTAATAAATGATTGTTTTTTAATTTAGGAAAAAACCATTTAACGTCATTGTAAAAATTTACAATTTCGATCTTATAAAAATCCATTTTAAAACTGCTTAAGGGATTAAAACAAAATGCTTCAAATCCTCTATCATTTAAACTGGTTAACGGCAATACTTCAATGTCGTTGCCAGTTTGACTGTCGCCTACAGCAATGCTCCAATCAATGGGCATTGTGATTTCGTGTTGACCTATTCTAAGAACCATTGCAGGACTGTTAAATGATTCTAAAAAGATTAAAGGAACAAAAAAGAAATCTGGTTCTTTTGGATCACTGTTATCTAGCACGGCAAACCGCATGTCATCATCTACTTCTTCTGGTAGGTTGTTTAAGTCGAAACTTTTATTGTCTAATGTTAATATATACATATTTTTTAATTCCAATCTACTTTTTCTAAAGTAAACGGATATTTTGCTTCCTTGTAAAATTTCTTTCTTGTAGTCAGATGCTTCTTAGCATACTTGCAAGTGCTGGTTAGATCCCATATCTGCACAAAGTCTTTGTCTTCTGCTTTTCTAATGCCACGACCTATTGACTGAATAACTCGGACAAACGATTTGCCAGGCTCCAGAAGAACCAAGTTAAAGATCCTAGGTATATTAATACCAACAGCCGCGACACCATAGGTTGCAACAATAATTTTGTTGTCAGCAGTTTTAATTTCGTCATATTCTGTTTTCCTATCTTTGGTCTTTACTGCTCCTGAAACAAAAACAGCATCCTCTAATTCATTAATGATAAATTTGCCTGAATCAATCCTATTAACCAGCACTAATGTATTTCCCGTATCCGATATACTTTTGATCAGTTTACTCAGGTATGCCATGCGATCATCGTCTGTTACTAGGTATTTTAATTCTTCAGCATAGGTTGGAAATTCTGGCAAATCTAACAATTGAACAATGTTAACGTGACAGTTTGATAACACGCCTTTTTCTTGTAGTTCATGAGCTTGAATAGAATTAATCACCGGCCCAATACTGGCAAAAATTGCCTGACTTTCGAAATCTTCTTTAGGCACAGTTCCAGTTAATCCCCAACGTATAGGTGCGTTGCAGAAGTTTTGTGTAAGTAGATTTTTCAGCACATCGGCCTTGGCCATGTGGACTTCGTCGACGATCACAGTTCTTACGTCATTGAGGAATTCTGCTAATGTAAGTATAGTATGCTCTTGATTTTTACTTTTCTTGTCTAGAATGTTAAGACTTTGCCAAGTGCAAATTGTGTGTGTTTTACCAAGTTCTTTTCGATCGCCATAGTATACTCCAACGTCTAGTCCACAGTTACGAAAGTCTTCTTCTGTTTGTTCTACTAGACTTTTATTAGGCACAATGGTAACAGTGCGCCCATACTGTTCGCATATTTTACTCAGCGTTGCTGTAATAATAGTTTTACCAGCGCCGGTGGCAACTTCTTGCAGAGCTTGGGGATTTTCTAAAAATCTGTTAATGACATCGTATTGATAATCACGCAGTCTTATGGGCTCGCCTTCCTTAATGTGCCCCTTGGGCCAAGTCAAGTCTCCCCAAAAGTCTTCTTGAACTTTAGGAAATGCTATCTGTATTGGCTCTCGTAGATCTTCAACTTCTTCAACATCTATACCACTGTCTGCCAGTATTTCCAATACACGCTCTAATTGATTAACATACCCGTTGCCACCGAGGCCAAACAATGTAGAAGTGCCATCCCAACGGCCAAGTCGATACCTGGGCATGTATCTTGCATAGGGGATTTCATATTTGAAGGCATTGCTTAGTTTTCGCCTGACTTCTAAACTGAGGCCTTCTAATTTAATGTTCACTTCGTCGCGTATTATTAATTTACACAATTTCTTCTATTGCCTCTTTTAACGGTTTCTTGTCTTGATAATGTATTACTAAATCACAATAGTCTGTTAACAGTTTAACTCTGTTAGAACCTAA